AGAACTGCAGGATCACATTCTCCAATAGACATAATTGGAATTGACAGAGTTCAGAAGGTTATTAAATTCATTCAATCTAAACGCACGCTATCAGAGAACATGAACTACATTGATCCTAAACTTAAAACAGAGATTGAGAAAGAACTATCTTGGTTAAACGGGACATGGTATGCACAATTTGAGGTGAGATGATGGATCAGGATTTTGAGGAAATATTAAAAATAAAGTTAGACAAATGGCAATCAGAGGTATTGTGTTCGGAGGAAGACAACTTAGCTATCAGAGCAGGGCGGCAAGTCGGAAAAAGTACGGTAGTTGCTCTCAAAGCTGCGCTATATGCACTGAGGAACCCCAGGAAGACTGTCCTTATTATCGCAAGCGTGGATCGTCAGGCGCAGCTATTATTCGAGAAAGTCGTGGAAACAATTCTTCTCTTGAACAAAGACCAAATAGGGAAGAAGAAAGACAAACCAACTAAACATCATATGAAACTCAGAAATGGTACAAAAATTTATTGTCTTCCTACAGGTAGAAGTGGATATGGAATTAGAGGATACACAGTTGATCTCCTTATTGCGGACGAAGCTGCGTTTATCCCTGAAGAAGTGTGGGTTGCGGTTGTGCCAATGCTCGCTACAACTAGAGGAAAAGTAATTTTATTATCAACACCATTCGGAAAACAAGGTTACTTCTATGAATGTTTTAATGATCCAAATTATAAAACCTTTGCAGTGAGTTCTGAGAAATGTCCTAGAATTCCTAAAGATTTTTTAGAAAAACAAAAGGAGAAGATGACCAAGCTCCAATATGCTCAGGAGTTCAAGGGAGAGTTCTTAGAAGAATTAACACAGTTCTTCAGTACAGATCTCATCGATAATTCCTTAACCCTTGACTCCTGGTTTCATCATCAATCCGCCGAGTTATATCTAGGTGTAGATGTAGCTCGATATGGCGGTGATGAATGTGCCTTTGTAATTGTAGAATACAAAAACAAAAATGATCTAAGTTTAGTTCATGTTGAAACTTCAACAAAGGTTTCAGCTGCCGAAACAATTGAAAGAATTATCAATCTCCATAACATTTATAAATTCAGAAAAATATATATTGATGATGCGGGACTAGGTGGTCCTATCTTTGATGTACTCCTGGAAACCTCATCAGTGGGGGGGCGTGTGATCGGGTTAAATAACGCGTCTAGAAGCATTGAAAGAGGCGAGGGACGAAGAAAAAGACTTCTTAAAGAGGATATGTATGGCAATCTCAAAAGACTTATGGAACAAAATAAAATCAAGATGATTAAACATCTAGATCTAAGAAGAAGTCTAGCATCAATCCAATTTGAATATTCAGACTCTGATAATCTAAAAATTTTTGGGAAATATTCACACATCAGTGAAGCTGCAATTCGTGCAGCTTGGTGTGTTATGGCGAAAGGTTTAAAACTATTCGTTGCCTAACTTTATGATGGAAAACAATGTACTCTGGGGAATTATTGCAGTATGTGCATTAGTTCTAGGTTTGTTGGCGGGAATCTTTTGGATTATTCCAGAAGCTGAATGTCCGACATGTCCTGACTGCACATGCCCTGAGTTAGTTTGTAATCCTGCAATCGTAGAAGAAACAGTTTACATAGACTGCCATGATGACTTGGAGCAAGTTGAAGAAGATATGGATCTCTATGAAGAAGAAACTGGTATTAGAGTCTATAGATATCAGACTACTAGAGAGTGTTCTGATTTTCTGGAAAAAGGATTTTACCAGGATGACAGGGAGATTGTAGGATATGCAGACGATGATGGCGACTGCGTAGTTTTCTACACAAAAAAATAATGGCTGGAACTTTAGCACTATCTGGAGCATGCTTAATTAAAGCAGGAACTAATGTAGATAGTTATTTCACTGGGGCAAGTGCAGAAACAAATTGGGTAAACTTGATTAATCAGGCAGAAAGTTATTTGAATGTTCTTACTCGTTATAACTGGATTGACAATTATGCAACATTAAATTCAGATGTGAAACTAATCGCAGAGGAAGCTGTTTCAAATCTAGCAGCAATCTATGCAATACAATATTCCATGTGGGGCTACACTTCAATAGAAGAAGCTGAGGACATGGTAAACATTCTCTGGGCAAGATTCAATCAATGCGCAGAACTTCTAAAAGAACAAGTTTCAATGGATTTTGTAAAGGCGGCTTAAAATGGCATTGAATCTAGATGTTCCAACTTTACTTAAAACTAGGACAGCAGGAAAGGTGAGGCAGACTTTTTTTACTTATGGAAACAATTATTATTTTGATAACTTCTGGGGAGGACTAGGGACTTTCATGTGGAGCAGTGTATCAGAAGGAAACTCTGTTTTTAGTGCAACTGATGGAATGATTAGAATGACTTCAAGTACAACAGACAATCAAGGGGTTATGATGAAAGCAAAATATGGCGGAAGAAATGGAGCTGGGGGTTTTACTATTGAATGGAGGGCTAGAAAAAATATTGCAGGAGATACCATCGCAAGTCTATTTATGGGGGCTGGAGAAACTGGACTTACTGTGACCGGATGTTTTGATGATTCAGATAGCATTCAAGGTTTTCAGATGGTGGATGGGGATAATGATACTCTCACACCTGTTCATGTAAGACTAACAGTAAAAACTTCAGGAACTCCAATCACAACTATTGCAAACAATACCTGGCATACTTATAAAATAGTTCAGCCAGGTGATGATACTTTAGATTTCTATATGGATGGGCAATTCTTAGAGACATTATCACCAGCACAATTTGATGCAAGTATTTTAAGAGCTGCTTTTTGCATAAGAACAGAGAATGCTAGTGCCTATACTTCAAATTTAGATGTATCCTGGGTTAAAATAACACTCCCTGCACCACAATAACATTTATAAACATTAAATCACTTGGTTTCACATGGCAATACTAAAACAAAGTCCTGACACAATAAATATTTCTGGAGTTGATTGGGATGATATGGCCCAATCTGGAGATACAGATACATATTCAGATTTCTTTAAAGTTCCAAATCTTGACACAGATGGAACCTCTGGATTAGCAGAGACAACTTATCAACCCGACTTCACAAAGTGGCATGGATACTATAGAACCATTCCAGAAGTTCAAGCAGTAATTGATAAGCTCGCAAGTTGGACTGTGGGTAAAGGATTTAAAGCTGATGAGAAAACACAAAAAACTCTGGAGAAAATTAAGGGATGGGGTAAAGATGATTTCAATTCTATTCTTGAAAATCTTTTGAGAGCTTCATTAATCTGTGGAGATTCTTTCGCAGAAATTATCAGGGACAAAGCTGGAAGATTAATAAATCTAAAACCTCTAAATCCTGGATCAATCAGAATCATAATTGATAAATCTGGAATGTTGAAAAGATACGAACAAGTTTCTCAAATTGGAAAAGATAAAAAAGCAATCCTCTTTGACAAAAAAGAAATCTTCCATCTAAGCTGGAATAGATTAGCTGATGAGATGCATGGGATTCCATTCGGTGAAAAAGCTGAAAACTTAATCAAGATGAGAAATGAAGTAATGGCAGACCTAAGAGTGATATTTCATAGATACGCAAAGCCAGTCCAAATAATTCCTATTGATACAGATGATGCAGCAGAACTTGCAGCATTCAAAACAAAATATATTAATGCCTACAAAAAAACAGAACCAATCTTAATTCCAAAAGACACAGTCGGTAAAATAGAAAGTTTCAGTCTCCCAGCATTCTCAACTTTAGATCCTCTTCCATGGCTTCGATATTTAGTAAGACAATTTGTCACAGCTTGTGGAATGCCTGAGATCTTAATGGGGTGGGGTGGAGATACAACTGAAGCATCTGCAAAAATAATTTATCTTGCATTTCAGCAAACTATAGAAAGGTTGCAGAGATGGTATGAAGCTGCCTTAAAAACTCAGGTTGGAATTGAAATCAATTTAGAATTTCCAGCGTCGATAGAACCTTCATTACTAGAGGACAATAAAAAAGATAGTCCCATAAATGAAACTCCAAATGTAAATCCAAACAAACACCAATGAAAATTTATATGAGAGATTTAATTGCACTTGCAGTAATAGGCGGTTTATTCACCTGCAAAATCTTAGGGATGAATGGATTAATAGATGCATCAATCGCATTGATTGTCGGATATTATTTTTCAAAAAGAGTTTATGAAGAGCAGAATGATTTAAATAAATAATGGAGACCAAAATGGAAACAGAAACAAAAGAAACTGAAGTCGAAAAGATTGAAGAGAGTGCTCCTGAGGAAGAACCTCAGGAAGCTCCTAATCTTGCAGTGGAAGCTAGAAAAGCTGCAGAAGAGTTGAAGAAAGAAAACGAACGTATGGAAAAGAACTTAAAAAAGCAGGAGTTACTAATCGCTGAACAGGCGTTGGCAGGTAAAAGTGTAGGTGGAGGCAGTCCTAAAGAACCGGAACAAACACCTGAAGAGTTTGCAAACAGCTTCGCTGAGAAAGGTATTAATCCTTTAAATCCATGAACAAATTAATAGTAGTCGCAGTAATATGTGTTTTAATTGGATTTGGAACTGGGTATATCATGGGGGGAATTTCCTCTATGAACTGGTGCGTTAAAACAGGCATGTATTTCTTAGACTTAAAAGGAATTGAAATAGACATAGATGAAGAAATGTTAGGAACTCTAACTTATCAATATAAAGAAAACATCGGAGGTTGTCTGTTTACTCAAAATGCATCTCTATATGGTGACTAGAGGGATTAAACAATGTGTAGATCAATTTGTGAATGATATGTCTGCACAATATTTTCCTTTTAGTTTTCAGGGAAAACCTGGATGGGTGCAGTTAGCCATGCGCCCAGTACAATTCTGGGAAGTTGTATTTCCTAAAGAAAGTCTGCAAACTGTAATGAGAACTATATGGGAAAAGCAAGAAAGTATGCAGGAGAGACCTGAAATGAAATGGCCATTTAAAGCCATTAGAAGGGCCCTACATCTCAAAAAAATACCCCCTATAGACCCTACTATTCCCAAAAGAATTGTTTACAATCAGAACATTGGATTCTATGGAATTGGAATTAAAGAAGATAATTACCAGGCAGATGGTAAAACAGAGGATCTATGAGATTTTATAAAACTATGTTATTAAAAGCCTACTTTGACAAAGGATACAGTGTCACAAGTTATATAAAATATTTAATAGCTTATTACGGACTAGTCAAT